CTACACTCTTTACCATATGGAGAACGAACAGCAGGAATCTGAGCCATGTTAGGACTGTTATGTGCCATACGACCTGTTACAGTACGTAATGTCATAACTCTACCATGTACTCTACCATCCTTATCATTACACGATTCAATCCAAGATTTAATCTGTGCAATTCTTTTTTGTAATAACAAATACCTAGCAAACTTCTTTGCTTCTTCTAAGTCTATGCTATTCAAAACTTCTTCATTAACAATTACATTACCTTTATCAGTATGCTTCTTAGGTTTCCAACCTAGCTCTTGTAATCTATCAGATATCTGTTGTCGTGAACCTATATTAAAAGGTATGTATTTTGTTTTTGTTTTTAAGTCTTTTCTTGTAGGGTCAAAGTGTGTCTTGCCCCATGTTTCTAAAGCACTAGCTTCATCTTTTAATGTATTGTATAAAGACATAGCTTTACGAACATCTAATGCAAATCCATTCTTTTCTTGTTGGTCAATAATAACTCTGACCTGATGTTCTAAATCAATAGAAGACCTAGAAAAACCTTTGCCTTCTTTCGCCCCAGGCACGTAGTCCATGACCACCATCACGCAATGGATTAAATAACTGTGATAGTATTAATGTATCTAATACCTGTGAAGGTTTAATAGATGTACCTAGTAGTCTATTTAATACAGGTGCATCAAAAGATAAACCATTGTGCATAATATATTGGTCAATATCTTTAGACCAATTCTTAAACACATGCATATTACTTGGGTCAAATACTGTAGACACATTTGTTTCAATATCTTTAGCAACAATACAGTTTACTACTGTAGCATTTATCTGGTCTGTTTCTATATCAAGAACAACTTTCACAATCTTCTTCCTCCTTTCCACACCAATTACAAGGTTCACCTTTACCTACTTCCATCATACTTTTTTCTGTATTACAGTAGTGTTCCCACATTTCTGGTTCTTCAAATAATTTTTGTTGTTTATCATTCTCTTGTTCTTCTTTTGGTAAATATACTATATGAAA